AAAAACGTTTCCATCCTTTCCCGCTGTCTATCACCTAAGAGGGCTGTGGGTGCATTAACACTCCACACGGGGGTAATGAAACCGTATATCGATTTAAGGCATAAAAAATGCCCGCAGTTTTGGCGGACTTACCGCCCTCTTAGTATGATAGACACTACAAACATACGGCATTTTTCCGACAAATCAAAATCATTCTGCATAGGGATTATTTTTTAACGATTCAACACAAATAATCTTCATATATCACTTTCAGGCCATGCCCGCAATAAGGCAGGATTTTGTTTAGTAGTTCTTTATTCATGCTAGCCATTTTTTTATAATTTTTTCAAAATCATTTTCAAAAAGAGATGCACTTTTCATGAACTTAAAATCTTGTAAGGTCATATCATGCAAATAATAATAAAACGCTTCGTACTCATTTAAGAAGTTTTTACCCCAAAATGAATCTGGTTTTAATATCTGATATTTCCTGATAGCTTTCATAAGTGCAAAGGCATATTTGGGGAATGTCTTAAACTCTAACTGCATTTGTTGCTTTTGAGCAAGTGGACAACCTACACATCCATGCCGGGTGAAATTATAGGGTGGGGCGTAGTATTTCATATATGGCAAATCATTCCCACGAATGTAATCCCATATTTGTGCTTCCGTCCAATGAAGTAACGGAAGCACATGACAAGCGCCTTTCATCTTTTCCCTTGCATCGCATTGCTCTGGCTCATACCTTGATCTTCCATAAGATTCTTCCCATCTCATTCCTTCCAGAATCCTTTTCCCAACACCGTAATTCTCTTTCAATATCTCGCAACACCATCTACGCTGTCGTGATGGTAATCCTTTTCTTGATACAAGTTGGAAAAAACTTTCTTTAGGATTGACTATTTTTACTTCCGGATAATTGTTCCGAATAAAAGGGATTGTTCCGGGCGGATCTATCGTTGTATTGGAATAAAAAGCCTCAAATTTTACTCCTGATTTTTTAGTTAAATCAAGAAGGACTATACTGTCTTTTCCCCCTGAAAATCCAAGATTGTAAATCGAATCTTTTCCCAATTTTTGAATTAAATCTATGCTACGTTTTATATGTCTTTCCATATATTTCTTATATTTGCAATGTGCAAAGAGTTGCGCATATTGTTTTGTAATTGTTGTAGTTGAGTTTAGTACTTACCGAAAAGACCAAAATAAGAAATACAGATACTAAGCTCGTTGGACTACGTATATACGTGTCTACGAGTTTATTTCTGTAAGGGTATTGGTCTACCTCGGTAAGAATAGATAAAGCAGACACGTTTTTTTGTGGTGTCTGTTGTAGTGGAGTTGGCGTGGACGTCATCATTTGATGGCGTCCATTTTATTTAATTGAAATATTCTTTACAAAAAAATCCTTTTCGGGGTTCATAATCTTCAAATTCACATGCCCTGAACAATTCTTTCCTGTCTGCCCAACGGGCTAAATCCATTTGCCATTGAGGTATTGTTTTACGTGGATTACTAATATCTCGGAACGGCTGACAATGCGGGTATATTTTCTTCCTGGATCTCCAATGATTCACTCTTTTAAAACTCTCTTTAAAATCCATCAGGATGCAATAGAGGAAATATTCGCCTTTGTACCCGTATTTATTTATGAGGGATATAGCCTTTTCAACCTCTTCAATTTGTCCGGGTGTATCACAGCCGAACCGAATCCGTTTTATCCATTTAACTTTGGCAAGTAATTTGGCTACATCTTCTGTGACTAATCGAGCGTCAAGACCTTGATTGAAATCTACTTTCAACTTCAAACTGGCTATCTTCTCGATTTGTTTCAGCCCGTAGTCGGATGCAAGTATGTTGTTGTCCATCAGAATCAGGTTGTTTCTCCCATTTATGGCAATTTCTTCCACATCCATATATGGCTTAATATCTCCCTCTTTCTTCGGCACAATGCACCATTTGCAATGATTAGGACAGCCTCGTGTCAGAAATCCATAGGCGGTTTTATTGTCGATTGACGGATAAATAGAGTAGTCTGGTTGTAACCGGTCTATATAATCCGGTAAAGTCTTTTGTAGGTCATATCCGGTCCCACCTTTCTCAACATTCTGAGCATTAACGTAATATTCGTAGTCTGGTGTAAAACTGAACACTTTTGCCATATAGACTTTGTCGTAATTAAATAGTTGGTTGTACCATTCCACTTCATCTCCTATAGATTTGTGCCATGCGCTTATCTTCATGAGTGCCAAGTTGCAGAAACCAGAATAATCTACATCAAGTAGTCCTATTTTCATGGGAATAATATTTTAACAGCACTCTCGTACTGCAATAGTTTTTATATGATAAATTAACAATCAGGAATGATACTTATTCCACAAAACAACAGAATATCAAGACATTACTAATGTGATGGGTATGTGATAGACATTATTTGAGTAGTGACGGATTGTCGTGGATATTGCCTATAATCTTGCAATTACCTTCAAACCAAGATGCAGTTTGTTGATCCGACAGAGGCATTGAAGGATTTGTGCCGCCCTGATGTCCATGACCAAAAGCAAGAGGATTACATTCTGTAGCAAATCCTCCATATAAAATCCTTCAACCCATTCACCGAAATTTTTATCAATAGGTTTCCCTCTAAATAATATTTCTCTATTCATAATTTTGTTTTTAAATACCGTTTCCTGACTCCTCCGTACTGTGTTCTTTTAATAATCACAGTACGGGATTTTTCATATTGTTTTTCTAGTTCTTTCATTTGTTTCAAAGCTTCTGTCGCCTTCTCCCTTTCATGTTTCTGGTTTTCGGAAGAATACCAATTCTGATCTATCGATCCATATTTGTCCATAGCACACACCAATAATTTTTAAATCTATTTTTTACACACTCCGTTGAACACCGTGTCATCAATATCCATATCAAGCTGAGACGGGAATGTCTTAATGTAATTGAAGAACTTAAAAAGCTTTACATCATCGGTACCACACCTGTCGATTATAAGCTTTAAGGCCTGATACAGCATATCCGAATCCTTACCGAAAAACTCCTGAGTTTCTTCGCTGCAATTCCGGACATATCTTTTCAGGTTCCGGCAATGGGAAAGAAGGAGGTTGAACTCGCGTTTAGCCTCGTGTTTAAATTCGCAATTCTCACTTTTTAGCTTTTCATTAGCCTCGATAAAGCAACTTTCAATTATATCCACCAAGACGAAAGATAAGTTGCTTAGTATGTTTGCCTGGCTTTTACTTGTTTTCATTTTCTCCTGGATTCTCCTGTTAATTCAATTTCATTAAACATTTGCCTTAGCCGGTCACCAACCATTTTGCCGTAATATTCTTCACTTTTTAGCGTTTCAAGCTTGAAATTTGCAATTGCGAAAGTTGGTGCGCCCGAGTCATATCTATCTTGTAGCACTCTCGACATAGGCTGAATGACAGTTCCATAAACATTCACCTCCTTTTGCTCTCGTCCTAGTTCGTCAATGATAAGTGGACCGAATTTGTATTCAGTAATCTCTGTGTCGTTTTTTTCCTTTCTGAAAGAATCTACAATCTGAGAGCTTTTTACAAATCTCATTTCTTGTGAAGTTACATGGCCAAACTGCTTAATGTAGTAGTTGTATGTGCTGCACACGGCACGCATAAGCAATGTTTTACCTGATCCATACTTCCCGTTGAGCAATATTCCCTTCGATAAACTGCCACCAAATGACTTATCGCCTGAAAGGTATTTGTATAGCTCATGTATAGCATTTTCATTGTTTCGGTCTATGGAAAACAATATTTCTTCACCACGCCTTGCTAGAATGTTAGTTCCATGTGCCACTACAATCGTTTTAAACTGATCATAGTTCAAAGATAATTTCGGATATGATGTTTTCCTTTGTCCGACTATTTTACTCCATTCCTGGCGCATTTTTTCAATATGGGCGTCAATCAAAATCTGATTGCTTATAGTCTGGGGTTCGCTTTTGTTTCGTTGTGGTTCCATTCGATTCACTATCAAAGATTAATTCATCGTTCCATGATTTGCCATTTAGGAAAGTGTCCGGATTCTTCCTGTACTTTTTATTCGGCTGTGCAAGCTTGTATTGTGGGATATAACTCATAGCTAATTCCCGCTCTGCGTCGGAAAGTTTTAGCCATTTTTTGATGAGTAAATCCTTTTTGCCGACCTTTTTGTCGTACAGTTCCCAAAAATCTTCAAAAGAATAGTTCGGCTCTTTTTCTTTTTTCGCGGAACTTTTTTCTTTTTCTTCTTGGTGGATTTTAGGATAATTATCATAAAACTGATTTCCTAAATCGTCACACACTTCCCCAGATGGGGGACTATAGGGGGTATTATATTCCCTATCCATTTCCCCTTCCCTTTCCCGTGGCGGGTACTCGGTGTGTACCCGTTGGGTCCCCATTGGGTGTTCGTAATTGTCTATTTCTTTGGAGCTTATTTCCTCTGGTATGATGAAATTCGGGTATCTGGCATCAAATTTTTGATGGCTACGGAATGTGCGGATAATGTAATAACTTTCGCTCTTATACGTAATAGGTATTAACATCCGGGCATTCACTAAGGCATCAATCCATTTTTGTACCTCTGAAACTCGCAAATCTTCATCATACGGGAATATAGCCGATTTAAGGAGTGCCGGGTTTCCCCTTATCACTCCCATGTCATCAGCTTGATTCCACATTCCAATATAGAACAATCGGCACGCCCTTGGTAGTCTGGCTATCTTTTCATCTTCCCAAAATGATGGTTTGATTGTTCTTATTCTTGCCATATTTATTTTTTGTATTCAGAATCTTTTACAATCGGGCTTCCCCAATTATCTTCTAGTTCGCATATATTTTCATCCGGTACTGCATCCACTTTTACAATCCGGGTGAATACATATAGTTTCCCACAAAGTGGGCATGCGTATGTTTTATAACCTCCATAACATTCTGCATTTATTTCTGGTATGCTTGAATCAAATAAATTATTACATCTTATACACTTCATGTTTTTTTATTTTGATTTAACTTTAGTAGATTTTCTACTTCCCCGATGGCTTTGAAAATCTGATAAACGAGTTGAGGTACCATGGAATTACCATAAGCTTTTATGGATTCTGCTCTCACCCAAGATGCTGTCCGTTCACATTCTTCGACAATCTTCTTAGTCGCCAATGCAATTTCATATGCCAACTCTGGCATATGAAATTGCTGGGCGAATTGTTCTTTATATTTCTGTCCAAATGGTGAACTTGCAAATGTTCCGTACTTCCGCAAATAGCACAATACCCTTCCCGATGTTTCCTCGCTAAATTGTGATAAGCCGTTCTGTTCTTGTTCATATCGTCTATTCTCCGATGTGCGCTGCAAGACTTCGAGCAATAAATTCGGTTCTGGAATCTCGAATAATCCTCCAATCTGTTCCCGAACCTTCTTCTTTTGAAAGGCTTCCCACACACGGGGCAATTCTTCTCTTCTAATATATTCTTTGATGGCATCATAAACTTCTGTTTTTATATATCGCACCACATTATTGGAAATCCCATCATATCTGAAACGAACAGGGGATTGAGATGGGAAGTTTTCCCAGCATGATGAGCAATTAAATGATTCAATTGTGAATCCCTGGTTTTCCAGTCGTTGCGGTCTTTGGGCGTCCCTGGCTTCCAGTAACTCTTTATCGGTGTTGGCAGTAACTTCAAATTCATAAATTCCGTTTTCCCCTTGTTGCATACCTTCAGGCCTTGCGTTTGAACAGTTGGCAATAAACCAGATTCTGTCCCTTCTATGCGGCGCACCGACGGCACAAGCTGGTATAATAATCGGCTGGACGGAATAACCGATACTTTCGAGGTCGTTGCAGATTCTGTCAACAATAAATTGCTGACGTATTTCCGTCTCCAGGTAACTTTCTCCTTCGAGATCCGTGTAACTTTCCACTTTAATTTCATCACCGGGGAGTACCATGCTTGTGATTCCAGCAACGTTTTCACCAATAAACCAATTGGGTCGGATTTCGTCAACTCCCCTAAGCACTTCCGGCCAGAGGTAGCGGTCATCTTCCGCTCCTTTTCTTGTGCCGGCACAAGAAAAAGGCTGACAGGGGAATCCTGCTGTAAGAATATCGATTTTTCCCCGCCATTCTGAGAAATCTGTTCCGAATATGTTTTCATAATGTTTTATATGAGGATAATAATATTTAAGTACTTGATGGCAGAATGGATCTATTTCACAAGAAAATGCATTCCGCCATCCCATCCACATGGCCGCTAATTCACATGCTCCTATGCCAGTGCAGAAAGAAGCGTGCACATATTCTTTTTGTATCATTATAGTTTATCTATTTCGTTTCGTTGGCACTCGATAAAGTACCGGTACTTGTTAACCGTCTCCATGAGTTTAATGTTTGACTTTTCCAATTCCTGATTTCGGGCTTTTAGTTTTTCGCATTCGTCAAATTTTGCATCATAGGACCGGGAAAGCATGTCGAACTGATGGATACTTACAACTTCATCGGATTCTTGCTTTTTGTCTTGGTATTGGAGTTGTTTTTCTGCTTCTTCAGCAATACCGGAGTAGTCTCCTAATAAGGATGTGATAATTAGTGCTCTCATGATTTTTTATTTAATTTTTTATACAAAATCCGCCTCTTTTACAAATATCCCGTTGATAAGTTTCCCCTTCCGGTCTTTGATTTCGTTGTATGCATATTCAACGCATTCACTGAAATCAATACCTAGTTGTTTTGATATACAGATGAGAGTGACAACCGTATCCCCGATGCTGTCTGTCTGTTTTTCCCTATCGCCTTTGTTTATTGCCCGGGCTAGTTCTCCGAGTTCTTCAACTGTTTTACACATCTGTACTTTTGGATCCTGGGTATGCAGGTTTCTGTCGACAACCCATTGCTCAATTTTTTTAATAGTATTTTCAATCATGTTTTTTTATAATTTACACATTCAATTTTTCTAGTCAGACAGTTTTCATGCGGCACCACCGAAAACGGGCAATCAACTAATCCGAATTTCCACGGTCGGTAGTAGATACATTCCCGGCAGTCGGAATAGGTTGTTGACAGCCGGGGAATGATCGGTTTTGGTTGTTTGGGTTTCGGGATGCGGGGCATATATTTTATTATTAAAAAGGACAGATACTACAAAATGGTTAACTTTGTAGCGGACTTTAGCCCGTACCGCAGCGAGTAATAAAGGGGGCTCAAAGCGGGCCGGGGAGTAAACCTCCTTTTTGTTAAACTTAAAAGTAACATCATGGCTAAAATCCAAGTTCGGGTTAGAACCCAAGTACGTACTACTGTAAGAACAACTGTAAGAGTACGGAAATAGTTCTAACCATGGGTGGGTGTTAACGGCATCCACCCTTAACTTTATCTGTCCTTTTATATTCATGCTGATTCTTTATTAAAGAGGAATTTATGCTACTAATCCGTTTTGCCTTGATAGGTTTGAAATAATTGCGTACATTTTATCCAATGCGCCTACACGTTCAGCTACATCAATAAGACTCTCATTTTTCTTTCTGGCGTAGGAACGCAGTGCAATATGATAATTGTAATAAAGGGTTTGGTAAATATGGTCCCACACATTCTTTTGAGGGACATTGAAGTGCATGGAATATTTGTTTACCAAAGCACGGACTTTATCTCTCATGCTTAATTCAGGAACAGCATCAGTAGAAAGAGGGAGTGATAACATGTCTTTCTGCGCTTCTTCCCGAATAGCTAATACCTCATTAACTTTCTGCTCAACGGTTGACAATCTCTTTTCATGTTCTACCATGATCTGACATTGTTTGAGAAGCATTTCAGCCGGGGAAAGATTGCTTTGTTCTGTTCGCTTTTCTATTTCTAATTGTTCCCAACGTAAAACCAATTTAGCCCTTGCTTCGTCATTGAATTTTGTTGCGACATATAAACATTCGGTTTTTGTCAGATAATAGCATGGTCTATCTTGCTTATTAGCATCTTTATACGTGCCCAGCGCAAAATTGCGCCCGGCTATTTTTAACCAAGATTCTTCCATGTTTCGAATTGAACGCATGACATCTTTGTGTTCTCTTTCGGTAATCTGTGCAATTTCTAACGATGACATTCTACCATCGTTAGAAGTAATAATCAATTCTTCCATATTTGTGTGGTTTACTTATTTTTCAAACGAATCAAGATAAAGCTGCGCCATGCAAGCTCCGTGATAATCAAGGCTTGCCTTATGCGTTTTGTGGAACTCAGCAAACTTTCTGAAGTTGCCGGAACTGAGAATAAAGTAATACGCCTGATTCTTGCAGTTCTTTTCGATCTCTAATTTTTGTCTTACTTGGATTAGTTGTTGTTGCAACTCTTTTACTTCGGAAAGTAATTTACCCTCGTTTCGTCGGGGTGGACGTGCTGTAATGGTACTATGATTCACATTACTTACAGATTCACTTCGTCTTGGCATTACGTTGATGAATTATAAGTTAATAAAAATAAGAAAGCCGCCGACTTTCCCGTTATCTGCCAAGACGAACATAACACTTACGATGAAGGGCTATGCAACGAAGGAATTTCGACGGCCTATATTTTACTTGAAAATTCAAGAAATAATAGGGCATAAAAACACCCTTCTAACGTAATTTATGTTGTTCGTCTTGGCAGTTGAACACCACAAATATACGGCTATTATCCATAATTGCAAAATTTAATGTAAGATTTGTCCCTGCCGGGGAATGGAACCCCGGGGAAACCGTTCAGGATGTTGTTTCTTTCCCTCCTCCCTTTCCTTTTTGCGGTTATATTTTTCTGTATAAACAACAAGCTCCCGTAACTTTTCTACGGGAGCCTCTAAGCGATTAAGCTGACAGAGTAATTCTATCCGCTCGCTGTCTTCTGGTGTGAATAAATTATTGCTCATTCCGATTTAATTCTGTGTTTTCCATTATCCAAAATAATCGTTATATAAATCTTCAAATTTTTTTCCGATGTATTCTGCATCATCAGATGTACCGCAGCAAAGCCGAGAGCCGGTGCCCGCGTCCGTATCCGCGCAGTTCGCACCGCAGTAACGAAAACCGGAGGAACGCCAAACAAAATACGGATAATATTTATACTGGCTTGAATTGTAGTAATCTGCTTTCCAATCGTTGTTCATTTTATTTGCAGCTTTGAAGATTGTTTTCAATTTCATGAATGCGATTTCCGACTTTCCGAGTCCACAGTCCATTAAATGCTGTTCGTCAATCGGCTTTTCTCCTATGATTTCACAAGCATCATAGTATGTCTTTACTGCATCTTGAAAGTTTTTCAGAAATGTTGTCTTCCCGAAGTTCGATTCAAGGATTTCTTTTAAGTTTGCAGATGCTTCCAAGTAGAGTTTCTTTGCTTGCTCTTCCGTTATTTTTAATGTCTTTTCCATGTTTTTTCTTTTAAAGAATGAGTAAATATTCACGATATAGTTCTTTGAATTGTTCTGCGGCGTATTTGGCTAATTCTATATTCTTAAAGCAAAGCCGAGATCCGGTGTGCGAGTCCGTAACCGTGCAGCACGTAACGTCGCAACGAAAACCGGAGGAACGCTGGTCTTCTCCTTTTTCGACGTAAAACCAGTTGTAATACTTCCATTCATCCCAATTTGACCAATCGGGCTCCCAACCTTCATTCAATGCTCTGATGATAATTGTCAGTTTGTAGAATGCGATGATTGATTTCCTATCTTTCTCCGGAAGCATATCTACAACCGGCAAGTCATTAGGATTTAGTCTGAGGTGCTTGCAAGCATCCTCGAAGGATTTAATTTTGTCTGTGATTTTTTCCATGATATTATAGTTTTAGTGTTATTGTTGTGGTTTTAAATTGTCCGGTATGCGTTCTTTGTCGTCCGGTATGTAGGGGATCACTTCTACAAACTTCGTATCTTCGATTTTTACTATCTCATAGGGTATTACAAATGTTGACAATGATTTTTCGAGGTTATCCAATGCCCGGTTGATGTTTGCTGCGGCAACTAGATAATGAATTGAGGATTCCTTCTCTTTGCCGAAGTTATCGCTATCGGTTATTTTAACTGTTGCTTTGTAGAGTCGATCATCGTTTTCGTCATTTGATTCAATGTATTCTGTTATTTTTGACCGTTTCAGGGATTGAATGAGGTAATTCCCCTGAACTATTTCGGATAACTGCCTGCAACTCCTTTCTTCTGTTTCCGAAAAGCTCATTGCATCTATGAGGTATAATTCAGTCACTTTCTTTGCTTTGCCATCCTCATTTACTTTTTCGTATTTTACTGTGGATTCAAAATAGGTTGCTGTCATAATTTTAATGTTTTAATGTTTCAATTTTTCAAGTTTCTTAACCAGTATCCCCGCCTTCCTTTGTCTTTCCCTCCCTTTTACATCCGAAAAAGAAACCGGGCTATCTTGTATCTCTTTGAGATGCCTGATTAGTCCAGCTTTATCCTTAAATAGAAAGGGAAGGATTTGAGCAGAAAGGGTAGATGGTACTTTCATGGATTACTAAATTGTGATTGATGATCATGTTTGTGGTGGCATTCCCGGCACCTGATGGTAATGTTATTTACATCCCAGGCTAATTCCGATTGGCCTCTTTTTTGACATTCACTTACTGGAATATCATGTGAACAATCAAGTGGAATGCCTGCAGCCTCATTTCTATGACATTCCTCACAGAAAAGATAGCCATATTTTTCAATCATCTGGGCTATCTTCTTTTCTTTGGCTGCTCTAATCCGGCGGTCTATGACCGATTTAAGAACATATTCGCCGGAGCTGGTCGTGTATGAGTTCATCAAAAATTAATAAGGTTCTTTTCAAATTCTTCAACTGAAATGTTTTTGAGGAAGCATTTAAATAATACGTCCTTTACACGTTCGTATAGGTTTTGAAATTCGTCTTCGTCCATTTTATCGAAAGCAATAGACTTCGGAACTTCAATCCACTCTTTCCGGGCAATCGAGTATATCGGCTCACACCATCCGGCTGCCATTTCTACCGTTTTTCTGAATAGTTCGATGCTGTGCTTGAAATGCTCAACCGCTCTTTCATTCTGATATTCCCAGGCAAGGTTAATGAGTCCGAAATATTTTCGGTGAAAGGAAAGGTTTCGAGGCCGCTTGATAGTGGCCTCGTAAACCTCTCCGATTTTCAACTTTTTCTTTTCCTCGAAATCTTCATCGAAGAGTGGTTTCAGACCAACGGAAGTGTTAAGGAGTTTGATTTTCATGGTTAGAATGGCAGACTGTCGTCATCGTCTGCCTGTGACGGGAAATTATTTACTTCGGATTGCCTTTCTGTTTGCTGGTTCTGCTTTTCTCCGGAAGAACAGAACACGAGTTTGTCAGCCCATATAGTCGTGTCCGGGATGGCTTCACCTGTGTTTTTACTGACATAAGCAGAAAAGTAGGGATTGCCACGTACCCAAACCTTTTTCCCTTTTGTAAGGTATGCGGTCAACTTACCTTCGCTGTCGTATTTCATTACCCGGAGCCATGTTGTCCTATCTTTCCCGTCTGATGTTTTTTCTGTTACACAGATTGAAAATGAGGCGTATGCCTTGCCGCCTATTATTTTCTGCTCGGCATCCTTGCCGATATTACCTATAGCTTGTAGTTCTATCATTTTAATGTGGTTTTAATTGTTGTTTTACTGGATTTGGAAGGAGGATATATAAAGGATCCTGTTTCGGGGTCTACAATACCGGAAACAGGAATGTTTTTCAGGAATTTTTCCCGTTCTTTCATTTTCAGCTTCATGTCATCCAACTGTCTGAGGTATTCGTCCATTACCGGATCTCCGCATCCTGAGAAGTCATATTTTACTCCTGCTTCCTGTTGCTGTAATAGCGCCCCTTTGTATTCAACTATCCTCTCTCCATATTTTTCAAATTCTTTCATTACAGCATCCTGTATATCAGGGTTGTCATTGATTTCTTTCAGAATCTTCTCCATTTTCACACGGGATAAATGGACATCCAGAGGATTTTGTTCGCCATCCTGAATGCTTTTCACAACCTGATCTACATAGTAAGAAACAGGCTTCTCAAATTTTGCTAGTTCGTTCATTGTGCTGGGGTAAGGTTATTTTGTTTTTCGTATTCTCCGAGACGTGCACAGACAAATTTCACATCATCCGGAGTTATGGTATATATGCTTTCAAGGAAAGAAAACAGTGAGAACCTTTCACCTTTTGTTTTCGCTTCTGCCTCAATCTCATGAAGTCGTTTAAGAAGTTTGTCATTGACTTTGTCTTGTGTGAAGGTTATTTTTTTCTCCTGTTTTTGTCCTGTATCTTTGTTTTGTGGTACCGGGGATTTTTCTCTGAATTTAAAGGAATTTCCTTGCGCACCGTTTCCGTCATCATCGTCGTCTCCGCATATGCCGAGAATGGATGTAAGTGAATACCGTTTGTTGTATGTTATCGCGGAACCTATTCCCTGTGGTGTTTTGTCTCCTGTTATCGTAAGACTGGATGACAGCCATTCGCCGGATGAGTGCATTAGTATTGTTGTTACACTTCCGTCGACGTTTATAAGTTGGGAGAATGAAAGACCGTTTTCTGACAGTGGCTTTCTGATTTTTTCAAGGATGTTTGCAAATGTGGCATATTTGAATTTGTATTTTCCTCCTGTTTTGGTTTGTACTTCTACCTCTCGATCCAAGTCGATTTTAGGTATTTGTGCCTGAAATTTTGATAATGCCAGTGCGATTTCTTTTATAGATTCTGATTTTTCCATACTTTTGTTTTGTTGTTTGAAATGTGACGGGTAAGAGGAATCGAACCTCTTTCTAAGTACTCCAGTACAACCCGTTGCTGGCTTAATGCGCCTTTGACACGCGACTTCCGCCACTACCGGAGTATTGCCCGGTAGTTCACCAGCCCGCAGCGACAAACTGCGTGTTTTTTTATTGTCTGTCAACATGTCAAAGAGCTTAGAGTTTTTTGTAAGGCCGTTAGTTTGGCGACTGGGACGGCCTTACTTTATTTCCTTATCCAGATCCAGCTGGAGGCGGTGTACCTTTTCCCAGTTTTTGGAATCAACCGGGTTACTTCTGTCGAAGTAAGGGAACAGTGCTGAACAATACCTGTTAATGTAGCACAGCAGGCGATACTTTTCATTTCGTTCGTGTCTGCATTCCTCTTGTAGCTTGGATACTTTCTTCTGGATAGAGATGATTTCTTTTTCTAATTTACTTTGGGATTTGGTCTGTGAAGTGGGTACACTTTGTACCTTTACTTCAAATTTTTCAGTGGTGTTTGGCATTTGACAACTAAAAATTTGATTAATAATTTTTTGGACAAAAGAAGAAGCGGAGCCTCTCCAAATGTCGCCAAACACCCATAACCTCAAAGAATTATGTGTCAGAGAAACTCCGCTATATTGCGAATTTTTCGATATGTATAAACACAACATACCGAGGTTATAAATGTTTGGCACTGCAAACATGGCAAATTCCTCTGAATTAACCAAGATTTTCGACCAAATATTTTCTAAATTCCGCAACATTTTTCTTCAATTTATTATTAATCAATTACTTTTTGAGCCTACTATCCGGTTCGAACGGATGACCTTCGGAGTACAAAACCGATGCTCTACCAACTGAGCTAAGTAGGCGGGTTGCCCGTCTTTCCGGGCTGCTAATCAGTTTTCTTTTTCTTCCAATTTGACTTCGGAATCTTTCTTCCTATCTTCTTGAAGTTTTATAATATCCTTACTGAATTGAATTACAGAATCCATTAACATTTCAATAGCTTCGTCTTTTGTGAAGAATTCTTTCCCGGATTCATCCATCTTTTCTCTCATCTTAGCTGTTATAGGCAGGCCTATTAAAAGAATACTTGTAACCATATCTATCAATTTTAAAATTAAAACTTTCGAGGTCGGTGCGGGATTCGAACCCGCGTATCCAGTTTTGCGGACTGGCTCCTGACCACTCGGACAACCGACCCTTTGCCGGAGCAACCTATATATATGGCCACAGTTACAATTGGCTGCCCCGGACTGATTAATTGTTGTTGATAATGGCACTCTGTACTTTTACCAGCTCTTTGTACCTTAACAGTTCCTTTTTAAGGGTTTCGCATTCCTGAAAATATTTTGTCCAGGACGCATTTGCTGCACTAAGCTGCTTTTTAAGATCTTCAATTTCTTTGTCTCTGTCGTTCATAACCTTGTTTTTTAAATTTTGCCTTTCGTGCTATCTCCCGACAGGACTAGGGCTACAATGTACTTTATATGTCACTTAAAAAAAGGTCCGGTGTGAAATGGAGATGTTGTGGTGTAAAGAAAAGAATGTCACCGGACCAAAGAACTCACGGCTTTACAGTGTCGCATCTGCCCCTTACTTTCACCCGGGGACGGTGTTAGGTTTACTTTGTTTAAGCCGGACCAAACCTTGCTAAATTCCTCCGCCATTACGTATCTTTAGTGTCCCAACTTCTATAACTTCGGTATGGTTTTACCTGCTTCTTCTCCGGCCACATCGCCCACCCCAAAATACCGGACATTATTGCGAAAGGAAGACTATGGTACTGCCCTCCGTAAATACTGCATCCTAATATTCCAAGGGCAAGAAGAAAGGCTAATATTGAAAAAGTTCTCATAGTTTATCAATTATTTTATATGCTTCAATGACTTCACGGGTTTTTACCCGCCATTTCTGATTACCATTCCCCTTATCAGGATTAATCAACTTCGCTGCAATTGCTTTTTCCAACCTGCTCCGGCTACCTAAATATCTGATCGCTTCGTTCCGGCTCATATATTCATTGTATTTCTCTGCAATTGCTTCCCCGACAACATATTTTGTAAAGTCAATAAACTCACTCAGCGACATTTCAATACGGTCGGTATTTTGAAGGATCAGCTCCATTATTTTAATCTTATTACATTTATCCCGTCTATAACACCCGCACTCGTTGCTTTATAAGAATATCCATCCCGATTAAGAAACCTTACTATTTTTCTTACGTGCATCTCTGTATATTCCCGGAATGGGACAAAAAGACACATTCCAGCCTGCATATCTAAAATCTGGCTTTTTAAAGTTTTTGGTTTATTAATTGCTATTTCATCCATTTTTATTATGTTTGTATATTATTTATTTTTTATGCTCATGGATTAGTGTTTTCATCTAATCACAATGCAAATTAAACGCTTTTGCGCTTAATATAAAAGTGAAATTCAAAATATTTTAACGCTCATGCGTTATTTTTACTGGTTCTAAATAGGTGTAATATGGAAAAATCAATAAATGAACGAATTAGGGAAATTATAAATTATCTAAACATCAATGAGACTAAATTTGCCATTGCAATAGGAGTGACTCAATCGGTAATAAATTCCATGTTTAAAAGGAATACAGATCCTTCATACAAATTAATATGCGCCATAATAAACGCATATGAATTTATATCTGTCGAGTGGCTCCTAACCGGTTCTGGCTCCATGCTTAAAAAAAATCTCGAAAATTCAGAAAATTTATTGAAACAAAGTGAAAATGATCTCCGTATCAGCATAGACGAACTAATTAATAAAAAAATCGAAAAAGCTGTTATGGAAAATTTGGATAAGACAATTACCGCCATCATGGAGGGAATGAATAGAAATAATCAGCAACAAAATGAGCATGTTGAAAAAATTCTAAAAATTCAAAGCGATGAAAATGCATACAAATTCAATGTCATCATAGATGCTATCAGGGAAATTATAAAAGACGAAGATAAAGAAAAATTCGAAAGCAAGATTGTACAATTAAAAACCAAAATAGGATAATGGCAACAAAAGAAGAAACTTTAACTGAACTCGCTAAAGCAATCAAGGCTATATCTGACACAGTTGAAAAAGTAGTCGAAAATCAAAATGCTACATGGAAGGAAGTAAACAAGCAACAGCTTGATTTATTACGTTACCAGTGCGAAATGGGCAATCAGCTAATAAGCGAAATACTACAAGAATTGAAAAAGGAAAAATAAACTTTATTATAAACGTGCTAAATTAATTATCATGGAAGCTTTACTAGTATTTATTATTGCAATAGGTATCGTGATCTTACAAATCATAATGATCGCAAAATTTTTTCAGATTGCTGCTGACGTAAGGGATATTAAAAACATTCAATCAAGAAGGATGACAGAAAATACAACAAATACTGATAACATTTCTATAGATAGTAATCCTAATTATTCTTTAAATGGTGAATATGTAACCTTTCTAGATGGCTTAACCGGCAAGATAAAAATTTATCCAGGTTATCCAGAATGTTCTATTATCACCGAAGATGGATATGAACTATTATACAATAATAGAGAATATGCCATAACTGCACTTCATGACTATTTAAAGAATCATATTGAAAGTCAAAACGGACTTTATACAAAAAGAAAATATAAGTCCTAAAAACATATTTGTATGTGTGCTAAATGAAAACAGAAGAAATAAAAGAACTATTTGTACTGTTTGAATCCATTGTCTGTCTGTACGACGGAGTAGAGTGTTGGAGCGGACGTGAGCTCCATTCAATTTTAGGATATACCCAATGGCGCAACTTTATTCCTGCTATTGAAAAGGCAAAAAGTGCGTGTGAAAGCGCAGGAGAATCGATTGAAGACCATTTTGCGAACGTCCGCAAAATGATCGAGCTTGCGAAAGGAGCGCAGCGCGAAGTAGATGGGCGCGCAAATTGAAATACATCTGCGAACATTCAGAACTGCTAAAAGAATACGATTACAAACAAGCCGCCTCCAACTATATAAGAGTTGTAATACAGCTAAATATAAATTAAAGAAAAATGGAACGAGAGTAGCGAGAAAGGTTCAATGAATATTCAAATATTATAGTATGGGAGATAGAAATATATTATGTGAAGGTGTCTTGAATTTGGGTGAAGTGAGTATCCCTTGTTATGTATTAAACGATGGCACAAGAGTATTATCTGGAAATCAGATGCAATCCGCATTAAAATTATTGTCTGAAAATTCGTCTAATAAATCGGGCAGTAGGTTGGCCAGGTTACTGGCATACAAAAGTATTAACGAACTGATTTACAAGAACTACAATGTAGGCCACTTTTCGCCAATTGTATGCTATAAAGGTAATCAAAAAATAAATGGATATGAGGCGACAACACTTGCAGATATATGCGACATAATGTTGGAAGCGAGGAAAGCAGGGAAATTAAGAGGAGAGAGACAACATATTATTGCTAATCAATGTGAGATTTTAATGCGTTCTTTTGCTCGAGTTGGAATTATTGCGCTGGTTGATGAAGCGACAGGATATCAATATGAAAGAGAAAATGACGAACTTCAAAAAATATTAAAAGCATACATATCCGAAGAGTTACTACCGTGGCAGAAACGTTTCCCCGATATATTCTATAAAGAGTTGTTCAGGCTTAACGATTGGGATTATACCGTTAACGGGATAAAGAAAAGACCTGGTATAATCGGTAAATGGACTAATACGTTCATCTACGAGGAGCTTCCGAACGGTGTATTGGAAGAACTTAAAAAGAAAACTCCTAAAAGTGAATCAGGGAACAGAATAAACAGGTATCACCAGCTTTTGACTACCGACATAGGAGAGCCTAATTTGGAGAAACAGATAAACAAGGTTATTACGTTGTTCCAGGTTTCCGACAATATGAAACAGTTCTGTGATAATTTTAAGAAAATGAAGATGCGCCAAATCGGACAGCTGGAGCTGCCTTTCGAGTTTGACGAAAATGGACATACAAAAGAATAGTTCAAATGAACGATTATGGAAGATACTAAAAATAATGATATTGTCATTTACCAGACAGAAGATTGGATAACCAAAATAGAGGTCCGTTTGGAGGATGAGAATGTGTGGCTTACGCAGCAATAAATGGCAGATCTGTATCAGACCTCGCGAACGAATATCGTAGAGCATATAAAACATATCTA